ATCAGATCGCGTCCTAGCTCATATGCACGAATTGTAGGTCGGTTGGTAACCACTTTTTCCTGTGGAATCTCAGTCTCACCTTTTGACTTTAACTCGCGGTACATTTTGTTAATCCGCTTTTTTGAAAGATTAGGGAAGGCATTTTGGAATACCTCCAAAATGCCCTCCTTCATATCATCGTCGGTTATGGCAGAACCTATGTCAGGAGAAAGAGCTGAAATCTCCTGAAGAGTGATGGGTCTTAAAACCCTGGTCACTTCACGACGAAAATGAACACCTAAAAAGCAAAAGCCTTGCTCAAGTAAATAGTTTGCTGCTACCCCTACTTCGCGAGGAAGCTCATCCATTGTTCCGAGTCTCCATCTCATGAATTGAGTAACAATTGCTGATGAAGTGATGTCATTAGCTTCAACTGGAGAAGCGATCAGATTGCCTCGATGAACTGCACTTTTGAGTAAAGCGATGTCGCCATCAATTAATGGTGTCACCAGGTTTGGTTCTAAATCTGAAGCACCTTGCCAAGGAAATGCGTCCGGGTCTTCTTTTCGCCCGGTCTTGGATTTGCCTACCCAAACATTCCGTCGAATGTCCCTAGCCTCTTCAGCTAGATCAAGGTAGTAGGAAAGGTTGTGCCGACATCTATCAAAATCGCTTTTGAGGAAATCAATATCCGGCTGTGATTCGTGTTCGTAAAGTTCGTTTTCTTGCTCTGCCATATTTATAACTCTGCCGTAGCAGATTTTATTTTTCGCAAAGCTGAATCGTGGATTCGACCAATGTAGTCTTTTGAACATCCACAATACTCAGAGATTTGCTCTCTTGTGAACTTGGGGATCGGCTTGTCATGAATGTAGCAAAATAGTGCTGTCTCAATGATCATTGACTTGAGCATTGCATTCACTCTTTCTGCTCTTTCGACATTATTTTCCTTAAAGCTGTCTGTATAAATCTTCATCTGTTGTCTTAATTTTGGTTACTCTTAATGATTTGTTCGGAATGTTGTAAGCTCCTGCTTTTACGACACACTTTGCCCATTTACTTTTGTCTCCAAAATGTATCAGAACCAGTCTTGGGTTTGGACAGGTCTTGTATACCCAAGCATCAATTATAGAATCATCATCCTTCTTCTGTCTTTTAATGATGTTTATTACTGATGAACGGCTGACTTTCGTCTGTTTAGCAATCTCGGCATAACTCTTACCTTCACTGCGTAGCTTTTGTATTTTCTCTATCTTAGTTCCTGAAATCTTCACCATTAGTTGTCGCGTCTCCCTTCGCAGATGTCTTGCTCCATTGCATAGAGGTAGAACCACAAGTCGATTACCTCTTCCTTACACGCATCAATCTTTTGTAGCAGATGCATACGAGACAGACCTTTATCTCCATTTGGGTTGTGTTCTAAAATTCCTTTCATGAATTTGGATTTCGCTTCGCTTTGGAATTTCTCCAAAGCATCTTCCATTAAATCTTCATCCCTCATGTTTTTGCTCCTCAAATAGGTGTAGATTGTGTTGGTCTAGTGCATAAGATAAGCCGTGACCTAAGTCTGTTTTGTTGGATTCCTTGACTAGCTCGCTTTTCCAAGCCCAGCCTTTGATTTCGACAATTGGAGTTTTAACAATGGCGAGGACATACAAGTCCACATCAGGATTATCTTTAAGTGTGCAAAGCAGTTTGGCATTTTCGACTAAAGACGACTTAACATCATAGAACTTACCTTTAAATAAGCCGTCTGCTGTTCCTGACTTTGATTTCAGTCCTAAGTCAGGGAATGTATTAAAATGCTTTGCGAAAGCTAACTCTCCCATAAAGCCCATGACATCACCTTCAGCTCCATCCTGATCTCCCATCTTAGTGTCAGGTAAATTATTACCCTTAGCTATCAAGGTTCTCATTCTGCCGTAAAGCTGACAGAATTGAATTTCATCCCATGTTAGTTCGACTTTGATGCCGTTAATTATTGGTTTGTTCAATATAGCCATTAGTAGCCTCCTGTTCCTGTTACGCCTAATTCGTGATCTTCGTAGTAGCGGTAATTGCCCACTGCGACATACCGAAGGCAGTCAACCGGGTCTTTACATACACCTTTTGGCCCATGTTCTACTTGGTAGTTTGAACAGCAGTGGATGGTGTTTCCGCACTTATCGCTGAATATCAGCTTAGAGTGATTATCGAAGCCTATGGGCTTCGATGGATCATAAGAAAGTAATGAGTTTATTGCCTGAAGCCCGGTCTCGATGTCTAAGCCTTCGGCTGGATTTACAAAGATATCTTCATCAGCTAAATCACTGATAATGTTAGAAGTGCCTTCTGACTTTTGATAGCTCGCTGATCCAAGGCGAGGGTCAATAATCATTTCGACATTTTCCAAACCCTTGGTCATTTGCCTTATTACATCGGCATAGTCCTTGATTCCGTAGCCGTTGGGCTGACAAGCTTCGCCTGGTCGTCCTTGCGTCCCTTTTTCCATATCAGCCCAAGCTCCGTGACTTGGGTCAGGATATTCATCGATAACATAGTGAACACCATTGGCTGTAATTGCTACTAGCTGGATGAACCACGGCTTACTTCCTGCACAATCAATACTTAAAACATAAACACAAGGATTCTCCTTTGGATTCTTGATAACAGGAATTTCGCTGTGCTTCATGATCACGCGATCATCGAGCAATCTGAACACAGTATTCGCTGGTTTAGTTGGTACGCCAAAGGCTCTCGTTAAAATCTCATCGCGATTCGCTCCTTTAAGCTGATTCTTGGTAGCTTCCCAAGAATTGTAAGGGTTATCCTGCGTGTGAAAGTAAGCGATTCTAGCATTGCGGATGCTTTGCTGAAGAACAGGTACATCTTCATCAAGGAGATCAGCTTTCTTCGTTTCGAGCGTTCTTGCTCCAGTTAAGTATTGGCTGACCACATTTGTCCAACCTGAGACAGTTGTGAAGCTACTGATAATACGAGCAGGGATTCCTTTGGAGTCTGCTCTCGTAAGACAGCGATAGCGAAGTGTGGAAAGCCAAGAAAGGTTATATTCCTCATCTAGCCAGCAACCAATTGAATGACTTCCTTCAGCAGGGTCACTGAGTAATCCGCATTCCCCACCTTCAACTGTTCGTATGTCCTGCTGGAAATTACGGAACACGCATTGGCTTTTGTTTGGTAGAATAAAGGATGATCCTGTGAAGCCATTTTTATGGCTGAACGTTAGATAATAGGTTCTTGATCGACCCAGCTTTTTAAATTCTTTCGGAAGGTAGCGGTAAATTGCTGCCTGTTGGTGAGCGATGCTGTTTTGAACAGAAGTGGTAAAACACCAAATGACCGCACCGGGGTTTTTGACGAGACATTCGACTACTCGTTTTGCGCAGTATTCACTTTTTCCTTGTTTTCGGGCTGGAGGGGAAGAGGACTTAACCTCTCCCCCTCCAACCCCGGAGCGGTTGCCCCCCAATATCAGTAATTCGCTGTGATCTGCTAGTTGTTCGTCTGCAAGCTTCCAGTGTGGTAATTCTGTTCCGTAGCGAAAAGGGTCATTCTGCTCTCTTTCAATAGCTCCTTCTCTACGCTCCCAATACTCAAGAAGCTTTTCTGCTCCCATAGCGATCTGCTCCCTTCGAGAAGGAATATCGAGAATCGGATGTGGTGTCCATGAAAGGCTCATACCCACTATTTTGGGGAAACAAATCTCTATCGTGAACTAGTTGGAATTTTTTTTGTTTCTGAGCGAACTGGTCGCGGAAAATCAGACCGCAACTTATCGACCCCCCTCCCCCCCTGTTTGAAGGTCAAAATGGAACAAATTCGTTCCATCGAAAAATAATTAAGCACCAGGATCTCACTATCCATGCGGATCGTGCGGATTTGGACAGAGGATTGGAAGTCCTGTTTTTGTCCATCAGTTCACGATGAAAATCTCCTACACCATAATTGATAGAAACTTTCTATGCACTTGCACCGATAAATTTTATGATAATACAAGAATACAAAACTGATAGATATATTAACGAAGTGAGCTTCCTTAGAAGCTCACTATTTAGCTTAGGAGGATATCATCATGGATGAGGAACATATCGACTGGAACGATTGTCCTGAAGTTAACATCCTTCGTGAGTTTATTGATATTGATGCCTGGCTTCAACAAACGCCTGAAAGCTTAAAGAGACGATATCCTTTCGTACAAATCACCAAAGCTTCTGTGGCTGAGAGTGATGATGCTGATGACGATCTCGATATCTTTGAATTTAAGGAATACTCGCTTCATCTCAATGTTCCTGAAAGTGTCTTAAAAATGCTTCTCGATGTTCTTGAGCATGAAGGCTGGGATGTTGATCTAGATGATGCTGAATTAATCAACGGCTGGTATGAAGATGTTTACATCTTTAAGCAAGTAGCTGTTGGAATAGATCAATAGGAGGACTGATATGCCTACAAAAAAGAAATCAGCGAAACCAATCAACTACTGTCTTTATTATCATAACAATACCAAATGTGAGCATTACAAAGATGAATATTCGTTCTCCATATTCTGAGAAGAATGCTGTGATTTCAACAAACGACCAAACTATTCCAAGCCCCATCAATGAAGTTAAACCAAAACATACAATTGCTACTACAATAACAAGTGAGCAACCGAATACAAATGAACCGCAACCTTCTTTTTTATCTTCATCATCGTCCACAAATTACAACTAACACATTCTAATTATGCCTACAAAGAAGAAACGAATTAACATCATCCCTGATAATCTTCCGGCGGTGACTACACCCGAAGAAACTTGTCCAAGCTTGTTCACTGGTCAGAAGCTCGCTGAGAATGATCCTGAGAAATATGCTAGGATCGTACAAGGCTTAGGCGAAGGTAAGCCTCTACGAAGGCTCGCTAAGGCTGAGAAGGTGTCGCCTGAGACTGTGTCTGCTATTCTAAAGCGTGAGAACAAGTCAGTTGAAGCTGTCCAAAGCTTGACTGCTGGACTTACTAGTTATGCTTCACAAGCTTGCATCGCTAAGATCATCGAGAAATTAGACCAGGACGCTATTCCTGCCGGAGTTTTGCCAATCATGTTTGGTATCCTTCGAGACAAAGAGAAGAATGACCTTGGTCAAGCTACCAGCGTGGTCGAGCATAAAGGTTCGGTAAGCATTGATGATGTAAGGCGAGAATTAGCTGAGATGAAGAAGAATGCTATTGATGCTGAAACAACGGAGGATGACCAATGAAATGGGTAGCTTTGATTGCTGTAACACTTATCAGCGGATGCACAAGTGTTCGTTTTTGTTACGATCCAATCGATGATCATAGTTGCCCAAGTTCACCTGATCATGGGCCTTGTCCTTTTGAGGGCTGTAAAAGATGAAATTTCCCTATGCTATAGAGCGAAGAAACCTACCTTTTAGAGGTAGGTTTCTTATACTTGATCAAGCTTGATATAGCTATGTCGAAATAAATATCGAAGAAAAGAATATTATACCGATCCACGGATCGCTCCCAATCGCTCCCAATCGCTCCAAACCTGCATTCTAGAGCCTTTCCAGTACTGACCAAGCACTGGATATACGTCATAGTGAATTTCATGAAAGCGCAGGAAATAAGAGCCAAAAATCACTTCAAAATAGAGGAAGAAATCATGGTGATTCTTCCATCAATATTAATCCCGAAAGAATAGAAAGGAGGTAAATATGAAAATTGATCCAAATAAAGGTAATAGAGAATGGAAGGTTAATCCTAAGAAGAACACTGTAACCATCTATAAGGTAACTAAAAAGGGGCTAATTCGCCACGAAATCCCTAAAGGTCATCCTGATTTAGATAAGATTTACGGAGGTTCAGCAAAGCATCTTAGGAACTAGTCTAATTTTATTCGTGAGGCATAGAGTCTGTGGATGTCGCAGAACGAGGTTCTTTGAATACCTCAGTTGAACACTCATTGAATATTTCTAACACTAAAAATTCAGGGATATAGAAAGTATTATTATGTCACCCAAAAATGTATCACCTAGAGGTTATCAATTAACGAATATGCAGATAGCTAATTTCCTTAATATTGAGGGCAAACCAATTACAAAAACTCTGAAAGTCAGTAGGTTGCGAAAAGAAGGCTTACCTGACACAGACAACGCAGGTTTGATCTTTACCTACGACTTTGAACGTAAGGTCAAAAAGGTTGAGAAAATTCTTAATTCAAGTAGCCACAAAGCACGAGAACTTGGAATCTGCATTAACAAATATCGATATTATCAAAGACAAGGAATGCCTGATAAAGTCGAGGAAGCAGAAGACTGGATTAAAGAAAGGAACAAGAGAGTAAGTTATGCTGAGATAGCTAGAGCCTTGGGTAAAACAAGAGAAAGAATTAGGCAACTAGTCAAAATGGGAATGCCTTTTAATGCAACGGACAACCCTATTGGAGATGCCGTAACCTGGTATTACGAGTGGCAAAAGATCAACGCTGAAAAGAAGAGCAATGGTTTCTTCTTGGACGGAACAATAACTCAAAAGAAGTTGTGCGAAGAGCTATCATTACCTCGTCCGAAAATGATTCAATTTATGAATGAAGGAATGCCCTCAGACAACATTCCTGATGCTTTGCAATGGCTACGAGACAATAAGATTAAAGTTGGAAACAAATGGAAAGATAACGATGAGAAGGGCTTTCGTCTTTGGTTTCGTCATCAATTCAATGCGAAGCAATCAATGTACAATAAATGCATCAAAGCCGGGATGCCTAGAGATATTAAAGAAGCTACTGCATGGATGCATGAGAATGCCTTCAAGCACAATGATATATGGAAACTAAACAATGCGAAAAACATTAAAGAGATGATGTGCCAAAGCTTGAGAATAACTCCTTATCAATATGATAAATTCACCGAAGGAGGGATGGCAAAAGATAGTGTTATGGAGGCAGCAGGATGGATTTATGAACGATTCATAAGAACTGAATTTGGTCTGATAGCTAGATAGCTAAAAGCAATACACCGATAACCTCTAGGAGTTATCGGTGTAAGAAATGCCAATAGGACAATAGGGACAATAGGGACATAAGAATTACTATCCTTGTAACTATTTCCTACGAAAATAGGTACAAATTCTAATGGTATTTGACCAAAAGTAGACTACTAGTATTTATTGTGAGTCTAATGAAAGCTACATTTCAGGTAATCGCATTTTTTACATTTATATGGAATCTATTGAATGCACAGACGATCAGTCTGTCATCTTCTACCCTTCAAGTAGAAGAGAACCTTCCCAGCAACGAAGTGGTTGGGACGATTATAGGAGGTTACGATGATCAGAACTTTACCGAGAATGTCGGGGAGTTGGTGTGGAAGACTAGCATGGGTATAAGTGGTCATCCTGCTTTATCTAGAAATGGCAAAATTGTTTATGCACCTTCAGGCGCTGGTTTATATGCAGTAAATGTATCAGATGGTAGTATAAAATGGTCTTTTACAGAAAGCAGATGCTACACACCTCTAGTTGGAAACAACGGAAATGTTTATTGTGGTCATCAAACTATATACTGCTTGGACGGAGAAACTGGCGAAAAGATTTGGGAGTTTAATTCTATTGGAGCAGTCGGTGGCTTTGCACAGTCTAGTAACAACGTTTTATATTTTGGTGCTGGTCAATATGGTTTCGGAGAAGGCCCAGGAACAGTCTATGCACTTAATTCCGATGACGGTTCACTAGTTTGGAAACATGAAAGAAGTGGATTCACTCCCGGCAGACCATCTATTAGTGAAAAACATAATATGGTCTTAGTTGCTTGGGAAGACTGGATATATGCTTACAACGCTGATACAGGCGCAATACTATGGAGTGGCAATGTAGACACTAATAACTATTTGTATCCCCCTGCGATTGATGAAGGTACAGACTTATTTTACCATAATTCGTATAATATAGTTTCTGCTCTCTTGGAAAGTGGAAACACTAACGCTAGTTGGAACTGGTCATTAAGGAATTTTGCTGGAGAGGAAGTTATACAAAGCCCAGTAATATCTAGTGATGGAAATATAATCTTCGGGAAATATTATTCTCTCAATTCTTTAGGGAAGACTGATGGCACAACTAATTGGACTACTTCATTCACTAGTATTTTACCTTCTCATCAACCTGCATCCACTCCTTCTCTCGGTTCTGATGGAACGATTTATATTGGATCAAAATATGGAAGCCCAGGGACATCAACATTTGGTGGAGGTTTGCATGCATTCGATTCCTCAACAGGAGATTTAAAATGGAGTTACCAAGCTCAAGGCTGGATAGAGTCTTCTCCTCTTATAACTAACGAAGGTTTAATCATTTTTGGAAATCAATATAAAAACTCACATCTCTATGCCGTTCAAGGGTCTTCAAGCCCTGAGATTAATGCACCTTGGCCCACATATGGGCAGAACAACAGAAGAAATGGGAGAGTTGAAAGTAAAGATTTTACATTCAGCTTAACTCCACCAAGTTCTCAGAACAATAACTCTTTATTCAATCTTGAATCGAATGGAACGCTGACTACAGCTTCCACATTTGATTATGAAACTACACCGACGCTTACTATCGAAGTAAATGCTACCGACTATTTAGGTGATAGTGTAATACAAACTTTCACAGTACAGATTCAGGATGTACCTAGCACTTCTTTGGTTGAAAATGATCTTTTAGTTAAGGCTGAAAACTTATACCCGAATTGGTACACGAGCGAATGGTTTGGCACTTTCTATGTCCCTACTTTTCCAACAAATTGGATTTATCATGCTGAACTTGGGTGGACATACATACACATCGTGAGTGATAACTCTTACTGGATGTATTCCAAACTCAAAAACAACACAGAAGAACTAGGTTGGTTATGGACTACTGATGAACTGTTCCCTTACCTTTACTACAATGCCCAATCTCGATGGTTGTATTACTTTAAAGGACTAAATCAACCGACATTTTTTGACTATGAAGATAACGCTTATATCTATGCAGTAGAATAAGTTGCTTATCATTAGTAACTCGGCACTATATCCCAAAACCTCTTGCAAGTAGATGCGGTGACGCCATCAACCGCCCGGTAATTTGAATCGATGATTTGTGGTGAATTACCAGCCCAGCTTGCCACCTGATTCTTATCATTGATGAGCCTGTGATAGTAAGTAATACCAGTGTGACGCATCACATCTCTGACCCACTCAGGTCTCTTTTCGCTTTCAAGATCCTGGAGCTTACTTTCCCACTCTTCAGCCTCTGCGATCTCAATAGAGCTACGGCTGACTCTGTAGCCAGCGATTGCTCGTATCAGGTTAAATAGCTTCTTAGCATTAGCAGGGGCAACATCACCCTCTTCTTGAGCAAGTGGTTTAATCCACTTGATACAAGTCTCATGCATATCGACTGATCTTCTACGCTTACCCTTCCCTTCGACAACAAAGCATGGTTTGTCATCATCCCACACAAACTTCTCCCATCTGAGCCTAAGAATCTCAGATGGTCGAACCGCTGAGAAAATAGCTAGAGCGAAATATGGAATCATTGATCCGGCATCTACATCTTCAGCAATCTTCATAAGCTTCTCCACTTCAGGAATGCTCAGTGCAACAGGCTCAAGATTTTCAGGGGCTGGTTTATCGACCTTCGACACAGGATTCTTGAGTAGCAAATCCTTCTTGAGACAAAAGTTAAAGAAGGTGTGCAGGATCGCATAATGATTGGCTCTCGTTTTATCAGCCCAATCTTTATTCTCATCATAGATGTATTCTTCCATCTCATCAGCGGTAAAATCACTGACTTCTCTATTATCGAAATGCTCTCTAAATGCTTCCAGCTTGTTACGAGTCTGCTTTTGGTGAAGGTCTGAGCTACGACTAATTTTTGGACTTTTAAGATATCTCTCGACTGCATCATCCAGCAACATGATCTTGTGATTCGGATCATATTGATTGCAGTAAAAGCTGACTGCGTTGAATAAGCTGATCGATTCCCATGAATCAGGAAACTTTGTGCGGATCAATTTAAGTGAATTGATAGCGTCGCTTTCCTGCTCTTCAGTAAGCTTCGTTTTTCTAACATTACCTTGTAAGGAATAAACCTTCCATTCGTCCTGCTGAGATTTTCGAAATGCGATAGCTTGTTCCTTGGTATCGAATACTTTCCTCAGTCTTTTTCGTTTGCCATTTTCGTCTCGTTTTGGCAAAACTCCATACACTTCCCAAACCTTTCGGGATGGGAGGTACTTCGGTTCTTTGATTGCAGAAATGTCCCATAATTGCTTCATATGTCTAATGTCTCCTTTATTGTCGTTAGATGTTTTAAGAGATGAGTCACGATCATCTCGATGGAACAAAAGTGTTCCATTTCTGAAAATCCAAGTCAACCGAAAATATTTTTTGGTGGTGTAAATGACTAATAATCAATTACTTGGCGAAATAGCTCAGTCGGTAGAGCAGAGGACTGAAAATTTAGGTTTAAGCCTAATTATACTGCATAAGTCCTTGATTATCAACAAATCTATAAAACTGAAGACTGCTAGAGAATGCAATCTAGGGCATAAATGGAACACAAATGTTCCATTACGAGGATTTTAGCTCAGAAAAAATAGCTCTAAAACAGACATCTAAAATAAGCACAACTAGAGATATTCAAATGTCATAAATCACATAAAATAATTTACCACCAAAACGCCCTTTCGAGGGCGTTTTTGCTATGACTGTAGAAGCCTATCTTCGCGGTATCTTTTAAGTCTTTCTTCGGTAGCGCTTGGTAAGTTCTTTAGCATCCATTGAGCAACAACTAATGCTGGTTCTCCACGCATCTTTCTCTTGCCTTGCTTGATCTTTAAATCGACCAACTCTGTGTGTTTTTTTCCGTCATTATCTTCCCATGTGACTTCAACATCCTTATCTTCTTTCCAGTGACCTTTCTTTTCGGGAAATAAACTAAGGAAATCTTGCCAAACAGGATGTGCTTTAATCGGCTTTCTAGCACTTCCAGCATGGTCTTGATATATGACTTGCTCTATGAAGCGGTCGCTATGCTCTGACTCAAACCAAATATGGTCGTATGTTATTTGACTACCAACTTTTGTAGCGTCTCCATTATCTACATCCTGCTGATTACTTATACGCTTTCGTAATTTACTACGCCTTTTCAAGCAGGAATAAAATTTAGCTAGATGCGAGTAACTTATTCCTAAGCCAGCTTGGTCATATGAATTTAACTTTTCAGCAATAAGCTTCTCATCATCAGATGGCTCACCTTCCGTAGGGATATTTGCAGGGGGAGCAACCTCTCCACTTAACCCTGCCTCCAGCCCTCGAACGAAATCTTCATATGTTCCTAAATTCTGACTATCTTGAACTTTTGAATCTTTCAACTCATCGTAAATATACTGCAAATCATCTAATAAACCGGCAGTAAGATATGCCTTAATCTTTTCCATCGAATTTCTTAATAGGTCTACTTGTAGGGCTTCCAACTCTTTGTCGTCATCTACCTCATTCTGCCCAATTTCAATTAACTTCTTCCTCCAATACAGACGAGTTTGCTTCAAGACCTTAAACTCGTTCATTCTCTTTTTCCAAAGAGTCGCTTCAGGCTCGGATATACGAGGATGAATTACTTCCAACATATTTTTCAAATCATCAATCTTTCCGATGAAGTACTGAGCTAGTGCCATTTTTGAGTTTATATCAGCTAACTTAATTTCACCGAAAACCAAAACATTATCCACTTCCTGTTTTTTTATTTTCCTACCACTGATAGACAGGTCGCGTCTTCGTCTCTTGTGAGTAGCAATTTCATACTTCTCATTCAAAAACATTGTTCGCCAATGCAGTGTTATAACTGATGGTTTGAGATTTTCAGGATTCTTAGATTTAGCGACCTTCTTTGCAAGTTCACCCCTTGATAGTTTACAATTACTATCAATATCAGAACGCATTACATCAACACTTGCTACAAGTCTTGAGAGATAATCGTGGTTAGCTTTATAAAATCTTATCAAATTGTAAAACCACGCAGTAATTTTTTGGTAAATCTTGTTAAGCTCTTTAGCCGATAACTTGCTAGTATCAATATTGGAAAGGCGTACATTAATCCTTTGAAGATAAACTTTATCTTCCTCTAGCTCAGAAACATCACCTCTGCAATGCTCCCAAATTATTTTAAGGGCAGAAAAACCAGCTATATTGAGATACATAGTAATATGCCTGATGTACCAAAACTCACCATAATGCTCTTCTGTTATTTCGTCAGGAACTTCGAGATTCTTTAATTTCCGACTAAAAGCATGATACGGATTCATCATTTTGAAATCTTGTGAATCAATGAAGTCCTCATCGTCAATGAGCTTATCAAGATAAGCAGTTTGCATCTGCCCTAAAAATGTAGTTTTCGCAGTTACGTGTTCAGGTAAATTAGCAAATTCCTTTTGAAAAACTGGAGCTTGTTCAAGCCATTCTTCGGTAGCCTTATATCGATATAGTTCTCCAAGCCTTAGACTTGCATCCAGCCACTCCCACCACTGAGTAAGATCCTGGTGCGTAAAATTAGTTCCACGGATAGGTAACCTATCTTCAGGTTTAAACTTCTTTGCCTTTGCCATGATTCAATCTCGGTTTCCGCTACTAATCCTTAGCCATCTTGTAAATAACAATACAAGCAACAAGCCCCATCCCACCCAGGGGCCAAACACCTCGCGGAGGATCAGCACTATCAAGTAAAGCTCCCATAGTAAGAAAAATCATTAACCCAGCAAAAGCACACACGCCTCGAATTGTTTCTGCATTTTTCATTCAAATTATTTACCGCAGACTAACCTTCTAAGCCAATTCTTTTCACTTTTGTGAACTTTTTTTGGCGACCAGTTCACGATGGAAAATTGCTTCTCCATAATATCCATCATGACAGTTGATCAAACATACTTAATATTCGATCCCGGCAAAAATGGAGGATATGCAGAATGCCACAATGGCTTAAATGATATCATCCTTCATAAGCTAGATAGCTCTGCTGATTTCATAGAAAATATGCTTGAGCTTGAACAAACCCATAAGGGGTTTGTTCGCGCAGTTATAGAAGCTGTCCCTTCTTATGCAGGGAAAAATATACCCAGCTACACTTCATTCAAGCTAGGACACAATTGTGGCTTTATAGAAGGTGTGCTTAGAGCAAGACAAATACCTGTCGAGTTTCTCTCACCTAAGAAGTGGCAAAAGCCATTAACTGGATTGAAAGGGCTAACAGGTTCGAGTCGCAAGAAAGCATTACGCGATCATGCGAATAGGCTCTTCCCTACCCTAAAACCAACTTTAGCAACCTGTGATGCTCTGCTCATGGCGTGGTACAAATTTAACAATAACCAATAACTAATAACCAAATATATTATGGCAAAAATAGTAAATAATAGTGGTAGCTACGGCGATGCTCGTGGCTTTGATATAGAAACGCAAGGCCCAACAGGCTCTTATCCAGCTCGTCTCATCGACGTCGAAGATAACTTCGATGTGGATGTGCAGAAATATGGTGGAGCTATTGGGGAAATGGAGAAAAAGAATGTGACTGAATTTCTCTTCGCCTACAATGCTGATGGAGCAACTCATCTCGTTAAGAGCTGGGAAATGACTCAATCGGGTGGCGAAAGATCAGCCTTATTCAAGCTCCTAAGTAATATGAAGGGTGAAGCTCCAGTCTTCAATGGATCGTATGATTACTGCGATGAAATTGGGCAAACCTGTCAGATTACTGTTGCTTCGAAAACATCGAAAAAAGG